AGGTCGTGCCTGCCGCTTGTAGTCCGAATGCTGCGAGTGCTGCTGCTGCCATGATGTGCTCCTATCTTGGGGACACGGTCACCTGCGGCACAACCGAAAGCACGCTTAAGGGGAGCGGATCTTTCTGCTGGACCGTGACCACCGCGTTCTTCTCCCACTTGGCTACGGTCTGGACTTCGATGAGTCCGGTGACCGGGCGCGTTGGGTCTTCGTAAGTCTCGTTGCTGCGCTGCTTGTACTCGCTCAAGTGGTTCTCGTCAGGCCCCACGAACACGCCGCGGGAGGACTCCACCATCATCGAGACCTTGTGGATGATCTTGTTCTTATCGACAATCGTCTCGCCTGCAGGGTTGTCGATGGCGAGGGTCTGCATGGTCGAGGTGTAGGGAAGCCCGACGTGGACTACCCCGCACGGACGGTTGAGCGTGATTGCACCGTTGGTCACCCTGCACGTTGGATGCACGTTGCCATCTGCCAGCACGCTTACGTCTTTGCCTTCCAAGTGCGATAGACCAGAGATCTCGTCCACCATCTTTACCCAGGATGCCGTGGTGGTGAACCCGGTCGGCACGTCACGCGATGGCTGAACAACAACCGTGGTGGTGTTGGTGTACGAGATGACCTTGAATCGGATAGACACCCCGTTGACGGTGAGCTCGTACGCGTTGCCAACGTCCGCTGAACTAAAGAAGCTTGCCGAGCACACCAGTCGCATGGTGTCGCGAACCGTTGTGCCGGTGATGGCTTGCACGGTCATGGTGCGCGAAGTCACCGTGTTGTTGCCGTCGTAGGTGGCGCCGCAATCCACGAAGAATGCGTCACGCTTGATGTCGATGGGTTGCGAGGTGTACCGGGGTGCGAAGCGCTCGATGTAGCGTTTGGTCACCCCGTTGATAGTGCGGCGCACTACCACGTAGATGCCATCCTCGGTGCCTTCGGGAATGCACACCACGTCCTCATAAGCCCCATCCGTATCGTGACGGTGCCACCCCCACACGTCATGCTCGCGCAGGTAGGTCAGGCCAAGCAGCACCCCGTCAGAGCGCACCACCCACACAATGGAGTGCGGAATCTGAGCGTAGTCCCATGCGGTCAACTGATACCCGTCGAAGAGGTGCGCAGCAAACACGGTCAGGTCCCGCCCGTTGTACCCGTCAGACTGCAGGTCGTAGCGCAGGTCGCGAACGATGTTGCCTCTGGCTTGCACGTACAGAGCGTTGTTGCCAATCACGATGGGCGTGATCTTGGACGCACCTGAGTAGCCTTCCTGCTTGAGATTAATGGCAGAGGGTCGGATAACTCCGTCAGAGTCGCCCTGCATGCGCCACTCCCCGCCAGAGGTGAGGATGAGCATCTGGCCGACCTCGATTAAGTGCCGCACCTCGTTCACCTGCCGACCGGCAATGGTGAAGGTCACCGCATCGTCATCCTGTAGGGGCGAGCGGATGGAAAAGTTGAGGAAGTTTCCGGTTCGCGACATCCACACCTTTTCGGGTTCGTTTATGGTGTTGGCGAACACTGCCCGTTGTTGGTAGTAGGAGACTGCTCCGGGATAACTCCCCGCCGCAGTAAAAGGGTTACGCGCCAGAGGTGGCGTTTGCTCGCTATTGGAACGCACGCTGCCGTCATCGACGAACGTGACCGTGGTGCCAGATCCGTCCCACCTTGCAGTCCCGACGTAACCGTACACGCCACTCCAGTTTGAGTAGACGTTGTATTCGTAAATGCCGGCAACGGTGTTGATGACTACTTCATTCCTGCGTTCCGTATCAATAGGCTTTACTGCTGTTACAGGCGCACTTGGAACAGACTCTTCATAGGTGTCCTCCTTGACGCTTGTTACAACGTATTTGGTATTCAAGCTATCGCCTGGTGATATCGATCCACTACCCGCAAGGTTGACTTGCTTGATTGTTGTTGGAGAGATGCTTGGGCTGAAAACTGTAGCCGTCAAAGTCCATGACGTGTGCCCGGTTCGCGACAACCTACGTGGCGCATGACTTTGGTGAACGAGCGTGATGACGTCCCCGGATTGGACGTACTGAATGTCGCGCAGTTGGCTCTCCAAGTACGGACTCGAAATCTCGTAGGGGATTCCGCCTGAGGTCAACTGCACCCCGTTGCGGATGAATCGGATGTACTGGTTGCCGAACTCAAGCACGTAGGTCTGATCGGCGTTGAAGATGAACTTGATCAAGCGCACCTGCTTGGTCGAGTCCTTGACCGAAGCAATGAACTTGGTGCCAGGACGGTTCGTCACCCCTCCGTGTCGCATGACGAGGAAGTTCTCGCACTGGCGAAGGCCGGTCTGGTACTTCGTCTGGTCAGAGCGTGCGTACAGTGACGGGGCAATCTCCCCGCCGGCGAAGGAGCGTTGAGACGTCGAGGGCATTAGGAGATGGAGAAACCGCTAGGGAAGAGTCTGCTGACGGCATCGTCCCCAGCGAAAGTGTTCGTGGCATAGCCACGGGTGTTCAAGAACTCGGTGTCCACATCGCGCACCGGTTCGCCTTCGTTGAAGACGATGCGCTGGGCGATGTCGCGTTCAGCCTGGTACATCTGAAGCGCCTGCTTGCGCAGTCCGTCTACTGCCGACAAAGGCATGGAGATTTCCGCGGCGAGCAACCACGCCAGAGCGGAGGAGAACGACGGATCGAACTGACCGGGGTCTTCCACCCGCTTGGTGTACTCGACCGCAGCGTCCTTCATGTTGGTCAGGATGATTCTGCCGGCTGAGTCTTGCCCGACCTCGAACGCTTCGGGGATGACCTGCCGCGGACCCATCGAGGTGAGGATGCGGCGGATGACCGTGGCGTCGGTGGGGTAGCGGTAGGCATACAACCACTCGCTTGCCCACGCCTGACCGTCGTTGTCCGAGACAAGCGCCAGAGTCGCGAACGCACGGGCGAAAGGCCAATGCACTTCACGCAACACCCGCTCACGACATTGGTCGTACAGGAGTTTGCACACCTGCGCTTCTTGAGAGGACTCGTTGAGCGAGTCGATGAACATGCTCACCCCGATACGGGCGAGTGCGGTGTTGCAGATTTGGACGACGGATGTGGACATGGATGAAAGAGGGGCGGGTTTCCCCGCCCCCCTCTAACTATTTGCGCTTCGGTTTGGGGTCCTCGCTCGCGTCCGTCTCGGGCGCGGGGGCTTCCGGTTTCGGCATGGGGATGACCTCCATCCATGCCTTGCTGACGAACTTCTCGTCGGCGAGCGTGAGCTCGTCGCCGGGACGCCGCAACTGGTTGCCGATGAACCCGGCTTGAGTGACTCTGACGCGAACGTGTGCCATAACCTAGCCTTAGCCGATGACGATTGCGTCCGTGTAGTTCTTGACCGCAGTGACACCGCGAACAAGCGCCGCCTTGTAGGTCGCCACAGGCGAGGTCCCGCCTTGGGTGAACTTCAAGCGCACGAACTGCTTGTAGTCGCCGAAAGGCAAGCACGCATTAAGCACGTGCCCCCCGCCAATAGGCAACGCAATCGGCCCGTAGGTCGCGATGGTTGCCGGCGAACTGAACGCTGCGGTGCTGTCGGTTTCGATGAGGATCGTCACCGTTGGCGAGGTTCCCGTCACGCCGCTTGCATTAACCTGCAGGTAGACGTCTTCGCCCACGCCGAGGTCTTTTGCTACGTTGCTTCCGCCCACTCCGTTATAGAAGGGCCCGATGTCGATGGTGTCGGTCGAAGCCGTTGCGGTTGTGCCGCTGATTGCCTGACCGTCGCTGAACATGTTCTGTCTGTCGAAGATAGCCATAATGCTGATTCTCTTTGAGGTGTTGGTTGTGCCCCCGGTTACCCGGGGGCGTTAGGGTTAGGCGACGACCGACTCGGTTTCGAGGATCTGGTCGCAGGTTTCGATGCGAATCCCGCGGAACTTCGTCACCGGCTTACCATCGACGTTGTCGATGTTCAACTGGTAGGACGACTTGTTCAGCGCCTGGATGTCGAGCATCTCGCGCACCGTGCGGTTGCAGTAGAACACCGGACGTCCAGAGGACAGGTCAGGCAAGCGGTGGATTGCCTTAATCATCAGTTTGATGAGGTCGGCAGCACCAGACTCGCTTACGAGGTTGGACACGTCGATGTTGGCGATACGAACCGCATAGCGCCAGTCGCGCACTGCAAGTCCGCACTTCCATTGCCACCGGTCGATGAACGCTTTCATGCGCCCCGTCCCGATGCCAACGCCCGTCTGAATCATCTGCTCGCCCAAGTCCTCGTGGATGAGGCCGGCTTTCGATGCCTTCGGGTAGATGCCACTGATGGTGTTCTCGCCCCACGCAACAAGCCAGATTGACGTGTTGTCGGACCCAGCGCCACCGGCACTGAGGATGTTCTGGCTGTTCGTTCCCGACAGGGAAGCGTAGCGAGGTGCAAGCCCCGTGAAGTACTCGGGGGTGATCGCAGCGTTCCCGTAGAAGAGCGTCTGCGCCATCGTCTGGTTCATCGCTTCGATGAAGGCCGCGGCCTCAGAGAGGCGGAAGCCGGCATCGTTGCCGTTGAGTTTGACGAGGTCAGCGTCCACTTCGGAGATTGCCTCGAACATCGCGCACTGCTCGTCGATTTGAGCGGTGGTGGATTTCGAAGGAACGACCCCTTCGTTGAGCCGACGAGCGGTCACGGTCGGAAGACCGATGCGCACCGTGGTGCGGTGTCCGGTCGGGAGATTCCCTTCCTTCCACAACATGTCGTCGAGGATCGCGTTACGTTGCCGCAGAAGTTCCACGATCATAGGAACTTTGCCGTCTGGGTCGAGACGCTTCGCGTGGTCCGCGAGCGTTGCGACATTGGATGCAAGTGTAGCCATAGTAGGTTGTTACTCTGATTTGTTAGCCGACATGCTGGGGTAGAAAGCCTCGGCGAATGATTTTTGGGCACGTGCGGGTTGGGACGATGTGGTCACCATCTTGTCCTCGCGCATGGCTTTACCGACCCGGGCAAGTAACCTGATCAACTCAGGATGATTGCCTACCCCGGACTGGTTCAGCATGTTCTTGAACTCAGGACTGCCGAACTTATCCAATGCCGTTCTGGCATCGTTGACGCTCGACTGAAAGTTGCCCCCGCCGATCTCTTTGTCGGCTTGAGCATCCTTGGCCCATTGTTCGGTTTTCTCACGCACCTGCACTGCGTTGCGCTCGCTCACCGAGGACAAGAGTCCTGAGTCGCGTTCGACCAGTTTCTGCGCTGCCTCCTGCGAGAGTCCAAGTTCCTTGGCCAGGGCCTTGGTTTGCTCGAGGTATGAGGCATCCAGATTCGAGCCCTCCGGTAACTTCAACTCGAAGTCGGATTGCTGAGTCTGGGCGTTGCCACTGGTGGCATTGCCGGTTTGTGAGTTTGCTGCGGCGGATTGCTGCGTGCCCTGCTGGCCATCGGCACTCGCCGGGGTCTGCTGGGGTTGCGTTGCGCTCGTACCGTCAGCACTGGTTTGCTGGCCCGTGGGTGAAGCCTGGGAGCCGGCGATTAAGGTGTCAGACATACTTGATTCTCAGAGTGGTGAGATGGTTTCAAATGCGTCCATCAGAAAACTTACAACTCCGCATCGAGCCATGACGCACCAGTCGTCGTGACGATGCGTGTGGCCTGCCCTGCCGTGGCGCCGGTGACCGTCCCGTTAAACAGTGCCGTCAGGTAAGTGGTGTTCGACAACGACGGAGAGGTGACGGAAATGTTGGAAACCCCTTGCGCCTGTATCGTTCCAGCAGAAAGGGTTGGTGCCGTGCGCATTGGAATAAAGAAGCGAATAGCCCCTCGCACCGCAGCAGTCGTTGTAAAGCCACCGGCGAACTCACCCAGCGACTGGTAGTAGCGCATGCACTGCTCTAACTCCATTGCAACCGACTTCGTCTCAAACGTGGTTGCCACGCTACCGACCTCAAGCTGGAAGTCGCCGATTGCAAACACCTTGGCACTGAGTGCGCCCAAGCCAGAGAACATGATGCGCACGTCAAGCCCGTTGCTCGCATCACTGCTTCCGATGGTGAAGGTCGCGCTGATGGAGGTCCACGTAGCGCTTGGGACACTACCTGCAGACTTGGTGCTATCCACCTGAGTGACAGCAGAGAAACTGTCTGCAGAGTTTGCCTTGTAGAGAAGCGCCTGCATTGCAACGGATGACCCAGCAGTGTGGTACACCTTACAGGAAACCGTGACGGTCTTTGCGTTGAGCACGCGGGAGTTCAGCGATTCGATGCGCTGACCGAACACAATGGTGCCGCTACCCGACGTGGTAACAGTGACGGACTGCCCGAGCCCCGTCGTCGTCCCGCTGTTGGACACCTGCGTGATGCTGGTGCTTGAGAGAGTGCTAAAGCCAGAAGGCAGGCAGTAGATGCGGTCGCACCCACCGTATGTAGCAGATCCGTTGACTGCGGCGACCGAACCGCGTTGCGCGATGCGGCAGTCACCGTTGATAAGGAAGTTGCGGAAAGGAACTAGAGCAGCGCTCGTCTGCGTGGTGTTGTCAGGAAACTTGACGGACCCGACTTGCGCGGCGCCCGTGACGGTCAGCGACTGCCCTTCGATGGCGCCCGAAGCGTCGATGGAGGTGACGCCTGTTCCGTTGTTGATGGTCAGTGCGCCGGTGAGCGTCCCGCCAGTAGTCTGCAATGCGTTGGCCGAGGCGATGTTCGCGACGGTGTTGTCCTCAAGTTTCAAAAACACGTCACCGGTGAAGGTGTTCGTGGCGAGCTCACCGACCAACAATGCAGAGGCTGAAGGCCCTGTCGTGGACCCTGCGGTCGAGTTTCTCTTGGGTACGATTGGGTTGATCGGCATGGCTTAGAAAGTTCGATTGAAGTACCGGCCCCATCGTGAAGATGGGACCGGCAAACTGTTGCGGATTAATAAGTTCCGCCAGAGATGGCATCGCCATCAACGATGACTGTTTCTGGGTAGTACACCGTACCGTCAAACACCAAGGCTTGCCCGTTGGTCGGCGCCGTCGTGGAGACGTTGTATCCGCGAATCGACTCGGCATTGCCGTTTGAAGGACCCTGCGGACCCGTTTCCCCTTGAGGACCTTGAGGACCCTGTGGCCCGGTCTCCCCTTGAATCCCTTGAGGACCTTGCTCCCCTTGAGGACCTTGAGGCCCCATCTCCCCCTGCGGACCCTGAGGACCAGTTTCCCCTGTGGCACCGGTGACACCTTGAGGACCTTGAGGACCTTGTTCCCCCTGAGGCCCAGCGACCCCTTGGATACCTTGAGGGCCTTGTTCCCCTTGAGGGCCTTGAGGACCAGTCTCCCCTGTAGCGCCAGTCGGCCCCGGTTCACCCTGAGGACCTTGCGCCCCCGTGTTCCCGATTTCCCCCTGCAGACCTTGAGGACCCTGTTCCCCTTGAGGCCCGGGTGCTCCAGTTTCACCTTGAGGACCCTGAGGGCCTTGAGGACCAACTTCCCCCTGAGGACCTTGTGGTCCAGTCTCCCCTTGAGGACCTGAATCGGGTTGCGCAGGTGCCCACTCGCTACCGTTGAACTTCAGCACCTGGTTGGCCGAAGGCACGGTTGATGAAAACGACTGCCCTTGAATCTTGGACACCGTTGGGTTCGGGTACGTCCCCGACAAATCCCCGCCGGCATTTCCGGTGGGAGCTCCACCAGAAATGATGGCCACGTATCCAGAACCGCCCCAGCGATAGGACGTGTTCTCGTCGAGTGCCACGTAAATCTTGCCAGTCTCCCCTGTGCCGGGGAACGAAGCCACGTTGGCATACTCCTCAACGTCATCGACGTAGGAGGGCAAGTAGGTGGAGTCAATAAGACCACTACCATTCAGCGGAGCGATACCGTTTGCCTGACCAACGCTCGAGGAAGCTACTGCGCCGACGTCGCTTGCGCTGATGTCGGACGTTGCCTTGAACTCTTTGACGCTGTTGTCTTCGGTCTTGATGTACAGGCGCCCGAGAAACGCGTTCGACGCGATTTCAGCGACCTGCAGGTTGGATGAGGAAGGTCCTGCGGACGATCCGCCCAATCCGTTTGTTTTTGGAATAATGGGATTAGCCATGTCTTTTTCTCTCAGTAGGTTCCACCGGTTAACTGGTCGCCATTCTTGAGAATAAGCTGACCGTTGACTGTCGGTGTGCCAGTCAAAGCGGGTGATTGAAGTGGCGCCGCGCCAGCAACATCCGACACTTCCAAGGTCTCCACAGGCTTGTATGAGGCGAGCGTCTCGGCACCCGTGCGCATGTACAGTTTCCCGTCAGTTCGGTTGCTTGCAATCTCGCCAATCTGCAAGGCTTGCACCTCAGGTCCAGCGGTGGACCCGTCGATAGCGTTCGTCTTTGGAATGACCGCAGATGCCATGATTTTCAGCGTGGGAACATGGATTCAAAAGCGTCCACAACAAACTCATGCAGACTCGTGAGAACGTGCTTCCTTGAGCATGAGCAGGTACTCATCGAACGCGATACGCTCGATGTCCTGCTGTAAGCGCAGGCCGACGTTGCGCTCGCCTTCTCGGAAATAGGTCTCGGAGTTTCCGGTGTAAGACGAGCGGCGCATCCCGGTGTTGCAGAGCACGCGCCAGAGCACGCGCCGGCCTTGTGGGGTGGCCATGACAAAGCGCAGGTCGTCCTCCTCGACGTTGGCCTTGCGCTTGAGCTTCGCCTCTACCTCGGCGACCTTCTGCGGATCTGCGGCGTTCACGATTCGGGTTGTGGCTCAGGAGGTGCGCTGAAGGTGCCGTCAGGGTTGCGAATCCAGCCGATGTCGGCTTGACGGGTGCATGGCACAAGCTCGTATCCGTCAGGCATGACGAACTGGTGTTGCGGGTCGTAAATAATGGCGTTCTCTACAACGCCACTAGGACTGATGATGAGGTAACGGGACGCACTCATAGGTTTAGAAGTACCAAGTCAGGACGACGATTCCGTTGCCACCATTGCCGCCATTCCCCCCATTTGTGAGTCCTGCACCACCACCACCTCCTCCTCCACCCGGGAATGCCCCATTGCCTCCAGCACCACCGACGCCTGTCAAGTTTGAGCCACCACCTCCGCCCCCTCCACCAGAAGTCCGGTAGTGCTGCGGTGATGTTGCATTTGCACCTACTGCACCTCCTGCTACCCCGCCAGATGCACTCCGACCTTGCAGCAACCGTTTGTTGATAGCTCCTCCAGCACCACCTGCGTGCTGCGTCGTGGTGCTAAGTCCACCACCAGCACCACCCCCTGTAGCGGCTAACAGCAGCGAAGCATTCCCTTGATTAGTTCCAGCACCCCCAGTATTAGCGCCAGGAACACTCGACCCGCCACTCGTTCCCGAGTACCAACCGGAGGTTGATCCACCACCACCACCAAAAGAGCCTGTTGTTCCGTTCCATCCAGATAATGCACCTTGAGCAATCACAAGCCCCGGAATCAAACTCGGCCAACTAAGTGACTCAACGGTGTTTGGATAAATCAACACGCCAGAAAATCCGGCAGTCGATGGTTGCACACCACCAGCACCACCTGTCCCGCCCTGCCCCCCACTGCCGACAAACACGCTGAGTTGTGCGCCTGCCAAATTTTGAACCGTGATGAGTTGCTCATCCCATGCTCCACCACCAGCCCCAGAACCACCACCACATGAGACTAACGTGCCATTGCAGTTGTAACCAGCACCGCCACCACCTCCTGCTCCATGAACAAAAGCGTTCAGCATCTTCGCCCCTGCCGGGATAGAAACAGGCGACACCGACGACGTGTACACGTCAACCTGCACACCACCACCGCTGCCCCCACCACTTACCGTGCTCCACGAGGCATTCGTCCCATCGGTGGTGAGATACTTCCCACTGTTGTTCGCTTGAGCAGGCAAGAGTCCGTTGAGTGCGTGAGCCGCAGTTGACGCAGCAACACCAGTCCCACCGTTTTGCAGAGAGAGTGTCCCGGCAAGTGTGATAGTCCCGCTTGAGGTGACCGGGCCACCGCTCGTGATGAGTCCGGTGGTTCCGCCAGATACACCGACGCTTGTTACGGATCCACCACCGGATGCCGTGTTGTTTACTTCGAGCGTCTTGGTATCGGCATCCCAGTCCAGAGAGATGTTCGTGCCTGCAACCAGCACCTGCGCTACACGCGACCCGACTGCGTCATCGAAATCGATAACCTGAGACGACGAGTGTGTATGCACTTGCCGCGCAGCACCAATGCCTTGAGCCGTGATGATTGCCGTCGATGCCGATGTGACGCGCCCTTTTGCGTCCACTACCAGAACTGGCACCTCCGCATCGCTCCCGTAAGTTCCAGCAGTAACGCCTGATGTTGCAAGTGTTGGATTGGGGTACGTCCCAGAGAGGTCTCCACCCGCATTGCCTGACGGTGCTCCCCCGCCCGACGCCGAACTGTTGATAGTCAGCGTGTTGGCTGAGTCGTTGTAACTGAGCGAAATGTTCGTGCCGGCAACGAGGAGTCCTGCCACACGGTCGTCTACCGCTTCGGAGAAGTCGGTGATGTTCGACGCAGTGTGCGTGTGAGAGGCCGGTGCTGCACCGATTGCCGCGGCGCTCAAGCCGGTGACCTGTGATGTCGAAATCGCGATGGGCACCGAAGATGCCGCAGTCACAAGCCCCTTGGCATTTACCGTTACACCAGCAACCGAAGAGGCTGAACCGAACGTGCCGACGTTGCTGTTGACCGTGGCAAGTGTTGCTGCCTGTGATCCTGAGCCTGATGCCGTGACATCACCCGTGAGCTCGGTGATACCTGTGTCGGTGTCGGTGTCCGCAGCAGGCGCCCATGCCGTGCCGTTGTACTTGAGCACCTGACCTGATGTCGGTGCGGTCGCCGCAACTGCGGTGCCTTGAATCTTTACGACCGTGGCACTCGAGGTCGTGCCCGACAAATCCCCGCTGAGCGAGCTTGAGCCAGAGGTGACCGTGGCCGGTTCCCACTGCGAGGTGGCGCTGTTCCACGAAAGTACTTGGCCCGATGTCGGTGCGGTTGTCGCAACCGTTCTGCCTCGAAGGCGTTCGACCGTCGTCGCCGCGGAACCTTCACTGCTGGTGACATCACCGGTGAGTGCGGGGAGTTTCGTGGCCGATAGTGTGGTGAATGCGGGTTCGGCGCCGATGCTCGCTGGGGTATGCGTGTGGGTCGTATCGGACTTGCCTGCCAACGCAGCGCTCAGGCCGGTGACATCCGACATGGCGTGGGTATGCACCGCAGGCGCAGCGCCAATCGCTGCCGCACTAAGCCCCGTGACTTGCGAAGTCGAGATGGCAATCGGCACCGATGCCGCGGCAGTCACAAGCCCCTTGCCGTTCACCGTGACTTGAGCGACCGACGAGGCGCTCCCGAACTGTCCGGTATTGGAGTTGACCGTTGCGAGCGTGGCAGGGACGGTTCCCGTGCCCGATGCACTCACATCCCCGGTGAGCGTAGTGATGCCGGCGGACCCTCCGCTTCCACCAGTGTTGGTGATGGTGAGTGTGTTGGCGGTGTCGTCGTAGTTGAGCGAGATACCCGCCCCTGCCTGTAGGAGTGAGCCAACACGGTCGTCTACTGCCTCACTGAAGTCGGTGATTGTGGACGCCGCTTGCGTGTGGCTTGACGCCGCTTTCCCGTCGAGCGTGGTCTGCAGATTCGTCACGTCGGAGATGGCATGCGTGTGCGATGCCGCTGCGTAGGATCCCGCGGCTTGTTTGCCGTCGAGCGCAGTCTGAAGGCCCGTGACGTTGGCAATGGTGTGGATGTGTCCAGCGTCTGCCTTGTCATCCAGTTGCGACTGCAACAAACTTAATGTCCCCGGCAGGTTCGTGACGTCTGCAATGGCGTGCGTGTGCGATGCTGCTGCCGTCCCCAGCACGGTGCGTGCTTCTGCGGCATCTGCCGCCTGCATGAAGGCGTGGATTGTGGGTTTTACTGTTACGTCAGGCATAGGTTATGGAATGATGTAGCGTGAACCGTCCGGGGTGCGGTAGAAGAACCCGTCCGGGGTGCGGTAGAAGAAGAGCGTGACCGGCGGCGCAGGGGTGCCTGTCCTTGCGACAGTGGTCGTTGAGATGGCGATGCCGATTTCCATGCGTTACGGGTTGAAAAGTCGGATGATGTTGGACGCAGTGGTGCCGGTCGCGAACACGCTCACCACCTTCACCGGGAAGAACCCGTTGGCTAAGGACGAGAAGGTGACGGTGTCCCCGCCTGCCGTGGTCACTCGCAAATCGCCACCCGTGCCAACGTACAACGTCGAAGGCGCGAACGTGGTTGAGTTGCTCGGTGTGACTGCCGCGGCGCGTTCGGGTTGAGCGACGGTGTCGGTGACGACGACGTTCTGCCCGTCTTCGACAAGTAGTGGATTGGTGGATGCCATAGGTTTAACGGAGGTAGTCTGCAATGACGTGGATGCGCGGTTCTTCCGACGCATTCACCACGCTATGCACTTCGTGGTGGTTGAACTCCCACGCTTGACCGGGGAGCATCGTGACGCTCTCGTCACCGCACACGAAGATGCACTCCGGTGCGGAGGTGAGCGAGAAATGGAAACGCCGGTGAGCGAGCGCATACGCACCCTCATCGCGGTGCGATTTGATGACGCCACCAGGTCGAAGCAGGGCAACGACCACGCGACCGATGCCCTTGGACTCGTTAGGCTCGAAGTCTTCGACCAACTGACGGATGCCAGGCATGGCGAACCACGGGAAGTAACTCACGCACTCGAGCCCGTCGAAGACGTCGCGCACGCTCTTGGGCCCGTGCAGTGGGGCGAAACGCAGCACGATGTCGTCCACCTGCCCGTGTTCCGAACCGGCGAACATCCGCCGCACGTTGAGCCAGTTCCACGCCGGCAATGCTGCGAGGTCCTCGAGCGGTGGCGCGATGTCGAACTCTCCGACCTGAGTGAAGTTGCGCAGGCTCATCGCATCCCGCCTCCAGCGGTAAGACGGGCGAGCGCAGAGTCGTTGCCCATGTCGGTTTCAGAAAGTAGCTTGGCACCCTGCGCAACCTGTTGAAGTTGCTCGGCGCGTTGCTGCGCGGCAATCGCCTGCGCACGTCCCTCGCGAATCTTCGCAACCTCTTCATCGGGGCGCACAATCTTGGGAGGCACGCCCAGCATGTCGGAGTACTCGTCAACGACCTGGTCGAAGTCCAGTTTGTCGGCAATCTCGGGCTTTGCCGATGCGAGGTTCCCGACGAACCCGACGAAACGCTCAAGGCCCGAAGTGGCGACCATCTTCTGGGCTTGGGCCATGATGGAGATGTACTCCACCTTGAGCTCCTGACCGGCAATCTCAGCCGGCGGCGCAGGCACCTCGCCCCGGCGCATCATAATCGCGAAGGTGCGGTCGATGAGTGGGTCGAGCAGGTCTTCGTTCTGGCGCTCGAGCACCGGCCCGAGCATCAGCAGTTTCTCCTCGTGACGCTCTTCAATCTCGCGTGCGGTGATTTGGCGCCGGTCGCTGTTGGCCAGCATGAGGAACAGGTCTTCGTAGAAGCATCGCTTCACCCGGTTCTGCGTCTCGCCGATGAGCACGCTCAACTCCTGCAGGGGCATGCGAATCTCGTGCGCAGGCTTGAACCCGGTCGAGCCCTGCGTGGTGTCCACGTAGGTGATGTCCCCGGGGAGCAGCGAGGCTTTCTTGTTCTGCATGCTGGTGGGCGCCACCATCGGCGGGTTCACCATCTTGTCGATGCTCTGAATCATGCGTCGTTGCATCGCTTGCAACTGCTGCACGTCCCCCAGTGCGTCCATCCCCGGGGAGTGCCCGTAGACGTCCTCACCGGTGAGGTTCCACCGCGGCGCCATGACCGGAAACTCGTCGAACCCAGACTCATCAAGGAACTTGCCTTCTTCATCAGAACCCAGTTCCCAGTAGCAGGAGGAGAAGCGCTTGTACTTGGCCGCGAGTTTCTCGGGGTTGTAGTCCTCGTTCGGGTGGATCATGTGCGCGACATCAATCCACGTCTCGTAGTTGCCGTTGTTGTACTGGTCCTGCACGGAGCGGGAGCAGTTCTCTAAGCCAAAGCGTTGCACCAGTTGTCGCACCGTCATCGCATACTCGCGAACGAAAGTATCCACGGTGTGCCGGTGTGACTGCGCCAGGCAGTACGAACCGATGGGGAACGAGTAGCAGCGGATGACGTCCTGGTCGTCCTCGAGCACTGCCATCGCGGAAGTCCCGAACAAGCCTTGGTCGCAGTAGAGCAGCGGCAAGGCGTTGTAGAGGTTGCTCTTGAGGAAGATTGTGCGCATCCGCTTGGTTACGTCATCCAGCCACGTCTTGACCGGCCCGAACTCGCCGAGCGATGGGTCGGGCGTGGTGAGCGAGAACCACGGGCGTGCAGGGGATGTGAGCCCAGACATCATCCCGGCCATGAGGTTTCGCATGGCGAGCGTTGCCGTGGAGTCGATGATCTTCTTGTTGCGACGGTCGCCTTTGTTGCGCTCTGCAATGGTGTAGCGTGCGCGGCGCGGCATCACGTAGTCGGAAAGGTCACGCCAGTGCGGCATGAATGATTCACGCTCCGAGCGGAGCGTCATGCGCATCTTTTCGAGTTGCTGGCGTTTAGTCTCCATGCGTTACTGCCCGAGCAGCGTCTTGCCCATGTTTTGAAACTTCTGCTGGTCAAGCGTACTGCCTCCAAGTCCCTGTCCCCCAGTGAGGATGGTGTCCGAGCGTCCGCTTGCTGCTAGTGCCTGTCGGCGAGCACTGTCCTGACGTGACTTTGCGTTCGTCTCCATCTGGCTTTCGCTCATTGTTTTTGGTTTCTCTGGCTCACTGGGGATGTCCGGTGCGTTTTTTTTACTCATCGCACTCGAAGCGATCCCGCCCAGTGCTGATCCGACAATGATTGCTGCTGTAAATCCCATAGGTTAGTTAATGCGTTTGAGGTAGATGAGATCCACGAGCGAATAGCCGAGACGCTCGATGAGTGGCGACCAATCATGCTTCGCTTTGATGTGGTGAACGACCACTTGCACACCCTCCTGCTTGAGTTGCTCCTCCGAGAACTTGATGAGGCGCGTGCCCAGCGTGCCGCGGCGTAAGTCTTTGCGGATAAAAATCACGTCCTGTATTGCCTGTACTGAGGTGCTGTAGTGCAGATTGCGGTTCACGATGAACCATGCGTAGCCGATAATCTCACCGTTGCGCCGAGCGGTGTACACGCGGATGGAACCGGCATCCTGCAGTGCGTAGTAGCGCTCCCAGTCAGGCGAGAGCGGGATGGTCAGGTCGTGCGCAATCTCGCGCCAATGCGCCTCAATAAGCGGCATGCTCTCCTGCCCCAGTTCCGGGGTGAGCGGCTCGAGTGCAAACACGACGTCCATGCTTCAATCGTTGTGAGCGTTGCGTATCCGTCAAGCGAAAGGGTCGTACTCGGTGAGCGCATGCCCACCGGCGTGCAGGTTTAAACCCGGTCCGCGGGACGGGGCGACGGGGAACGCGAACGTGAGCGCCAGGGCATCGGCGATGTCTGGCGAGGGCAGGCCGCGTTTCTTAAGGTCGTCTTTCGACTCGAGCTCGAACTTGTTCGCGGCGTTTGCGTAACTGTAGGTGGGTGCGCACAACTCGATCTTGAGTTGCGGGATGTCGGGGATGCTCGCGCCGGCTTTCAGCCACTGACTCATGTCGAACCACATCTCCCCACGCTTGTTCACGAACTGGGGCTTAGTCGGTGAGCCACCGAAGTTCACGCCCACAACAGCATGCCCGAGTTGATGCAAGCGGTCTATCACCCCCTCACCGCGTCCAGCGTCGATGAACACCGCGTCGGGCTTCCACTCGACAATCGCCTGCGCCACCTTGGCTGCAAGCTCCATGTTGTTGAGCCCCTGATGCACCTGAGGCTCGAATGCCACCAGTCCCTGACGACCGAAGATCACTGACTTGTCGTCCCCGTACCGAGCGACATCCACGCCGAGGATGCGCGGTGAGAACTCGTAGTCGGTCGCCGGCAGGTGTTTACCCACTGCCTCCTGCACCGTCTCGAAGGCGATTAACTGGTCTGGGTTCGATGCGCTGAAATCGTTCAGCATCTCCTGTCGGAACTGGTTCTCACTCATGTCTTTGCGCATGGATTCAATCTCGTCGGCTGAGAGGGCATCAGTCTGGTAGCAGGTGTAGTTCGCCGCGAACCACTCGTCGGGGTTGTTGAGAGCCTCGAAGTATTTCTCACTGAGCAGGTTCACACCCTTCACCGTGCCGATGAAGATGGCCCATCCTCGCCGGTCTGCAATCGCCGGTCGAAGAATCTCACCCCACGTCTCCGGTTTCATATCGGCGACCTCGTCGAGCACGACCCCGTCGAAGTAGAGTCCGCGCAGGGAGTCCGGGTTGTCAGCGCCGAAGAGCGTGATGGTCGCCCCGTTGGGAAACGTGACGGACAGCTCAGACTCGTTGATCTTGATGCCGGGGACAGGGAAGCTAAATCGCTTGAGGTAGCGCCAGGCAATCTTCTTGGTCTGCTTGAGCAGGGGTCCCACGTACCCGAACTGCCCCTCGGCCTTGGTGCATTTGAGCGCAGCATGGACGAGCTCCATGACGGCCATGACCGTCTTGCCACCACGTCGGTGGATCACAACGACCGAGAATCGCTTGAGTCCGCGGTGAACCTTGCGTTGCCAGTCCCGGGGCGCGTAGCCGAGGTCGATGCGTTGGGATGCCATCAGGGAAGTGTGCAGTCTCTCCTGCTGTCGCACCACTGCATCGACCGGGAGCTACCCGATCCGCGCCGCCGGCATGGAGCCAGCATGGCAGGTGTCGCGTCTCGGCCTCTCTCCGGTGGTCACGCCGAGTTAAACGGTGGCGTTCCCGTTGGCCTCGCGGCCATCTAGTCTCTCCGAGCTGTCACACCACTCTCTTCTGCGTCCGTCGGCGGCATTACCTCGTGACCACGGATCGGCAGGTGTCGCGGTTCTACGCTACCACCAGAGGTGCGCAGGTCAATCCTCGTCCTCGATGGGGTCGTCAGGGCAACGGTCGATGCCCGTGATCACCTCGATCTTCACCGGCCCGTCCCCAGCGCCGGTCACCTGCATCGGCAGCACCTTGCCCAACAACGTCAGGAAGGTGCGCGGGTCGAGCCTCGCTACCGTTTCGAGGTATTCCACCCCACCAGCACGCTCATAAGCCTGCAGGATGGCCTCTTTCAGCGACGTCGTGATTTTGTTCGGGACCCCCTTCTTCCGCCCTCCGGTGTATCGTCCTTTCATACGCTCTCTTGTTTTTTCAAGCCTACAGCAGGTCCCAGAAAGGGCAATGTCTACGCGTGTTCTACGGAAGTGACTACACAAGTTTGCGCAAGCGTAGACACGCAACTGTTTTGTAGCCAACAGCTTGCGCTTGTCTACACTTGTCTACGCTTGTTTTGCGAACATTTTGAAAATCTCGTGGAACACCTCACGCCCCTATTCCCCCTATTCCATCTACTACTCTTTTTAATAAAAGAAGTGTAGACAGTGTAGACAAGTAGGTAAGTGCGTATACCACAAGGATTTTTGACGTCTACACTTCCGTCTACAGAAGTGGGTTGTCTACGCTCAACTTGTGTAGCCAAGGCCATGCTGGGGGCATCAGGGCACGAAAAAACCCGCCTCCCACTCGGGAGACGGGCCTCTCGTTCGTCCGGTTGTGCCACCCCTGGCACTCGCGGCATTGGTTAATCTATCGGCGCTGCTGCTGGTGTCAACGCGGATTCGTTGCGTTATCCGCAACGGGCATCTCGGTGCTCGTCGTGATCCTGAACCGCTCGTGCGACAGGTTGAACGTCCTGGCCGCCGCTTTGGCCTCGTCCGCGCATCGGAAGGTCGTTGACCACCGGATGTCGCGGAAGGACACCCACGAGTCCCTGTCACGGTCCACAGATAGCCAGCACCCGGTGTCGCGATGCTGGATGCGGTAGGGCTTAGGAAAGCTCATCGTCGGCCTCGTTCTCGGGGTCGCCCATCACTAAGGCAACCCCGATGGTTTGTCCGTCGTAGTGTCCGCCGGTGACCCGTGCGAGGTAGGTCACCTCGGGCTTTTCGAGTGAGAGCATCAGGTTCGCCAGTCGGGCTACCAGGTGCTCCATCTCTTCACGGATCTCGGCTTCGGTGCTCATACGATGCGCTCAATCATGTCAGCGAGTTTGCGCAGTGTCTCGGCAATCTCACGCAACGACGGGACGCTCGGGGCGACCGGGACATCCTGCTGCGAGGTCGGCAGCAAGCACGGCAAAGGCTCGGGCAGCGGTTGCGGGGACAACTCCGTTTCCGAGCATTCGGAGCTCATCTGTCCGATTGTCACTGGCGTAGCACAACTCTGCATAGTCCATCCAATCGGCAATCCCATCAGCGCCTCCACCCACCTCGGATTCAGCTTTGCGTTTTGTTTCGTAACCGTGGCAATCTGGTCGTTGAGGTTCCGACTGCGCTCCGGGTTTTCCCATCTGTCCGCACCCCCACTGCGGTTGTCCCTCGTCTGAGGTGTCGCCCACGTCTTCTCCGTCGCCCCTACTTGGTTCTGTAGGTAAATCTGCGTTGAGCACTGCTGGTTCTTCGCCTCGGCTACCGATGGCGTTCTCCATGTCTTCGGTGTCGCCCACTGCGGGTTCTGCACTGCTGCGCAGAGGTTCGGACTCCTTCCACTCCCCTGCTTCGTCTTCCCCTCGAGCACTGCCTGCTTCACACGCTCCCGCCTCTCCATCATCCCCTGCTTGAACTTCTCCCACGGCACTCCGTCGTTCGCCTGCGTTGCGTCCGGTGTTGGCCAGAGTTGCTGTCTCTCCATCTGCCATGCCAGATTCGGCTGACCTCCATCGATCCTCTTCGGGTGGTGCTTGGTTGCATGGTTGTCTCCGACTTTTGGCGTCAGCCACAACTCGCGGGGGTTCCCACCAGTGTTGGGGTTCGCCGGGGCGGCTTGGCCATACTGACCATGCTCTGCCGCACCCACCTGCTCCTCCAGATTTCCCTTGCCCCGGTCGTAGTAGCACGCAGGACTTTGTTCCATCCCCGTCCTCGGTGTCCCCCACATCGCCGGGGCGGCTTGGCCAGACCTGCTCTTCTGCAACTTCTCCCGCACACACTCGCCCCTCAATGCTGGATGGTTGCTCAGTCCCAGTTGCCCGTGATTGGCTTGATTCCCAATCTTCCCCGCTTCCGCGGTAGTCGGTGTCGGCCACACCCCCTTCTCTGCTTGATCGACTGCAACCGGCAACTGATCGCACCGACTCTTGCCATCCTGTCTGGTGTGCGAGTTCGGAGAGGTACCCTTCCAATCTCTCGCCATTGCGGTGGGCCAACTGTGGACTTGGTTTCGCAACCGCGCCTGAGTCGTGCGCCCCTCCTGCTCGTACTCCTGCCACGCTTCCGCTGATCCAACTCGGCAAGCATCCTCTGTTGAGATTGTGAGCCATGATGAACACCCGCTTTCTCTGGTGAGGCGCCCCGACTTCGCTCGCGCTGAATACTCCCCACGTCGGTTCGTAACCCAGTTCTTCCAGATCACTGAGCACGCTGGAGAGTCCCAGCGTGATGTGCCCTTCGACGTTTTCGAAGAACACGGTTTGGGGTCGCAGAACTCGAATGCCGTCTGCGATGGCAGGCCAGAGGTGACGGGGATCGTCGGCGCCGAGTCGCTTCCCTGCGCTACTGAATGGTTGGCAGGGATAACCGCCAGAGAGGAGGTCCACTCGGTCAGAAAATGCGCTCCAAGGGAAGGTTCGCAGATTGCTCCAGATCGGAGCCGGGTCAAGCGACCCGCCTTCCATTCGCGCAAGTAAGAGCTCGATGGCACTTGATTCGATCTCCGCATAAGCGACTGTGCGCAGATCTGGGAACACTCGTTTGAGTCCGAGGTCAATACCTCCGTATCCGGTGCAAAGACTGATGTGAGTTGGTTGATGATAGGTCGTGGGAGTATCCACATTATTGTTATTTGGTTAGGATGTATTTCGGGTTCAGTATCTCCTCTGCCCATGCACGGGCAAAGCGTTTATGTTTACCCCTCGCCCAAGCGTACCCGGCAAGGCACGCGAGGGAGACGAGGATGATGGCGATGGTGAGTCGGTACAGGTTCATTCACTCGGGCAGTCTTCGTTGATGCACTCCCAGAAACCGCACGGGCCCGACTCGTTTGCGTCGTCAGTCCACTCCATCGGCTCTTGGCAACGCCGGCACTCAGGCGGGTCGGGTTGCTCGTCTGGGTTGCTCGTGAGCCATGAGTCGAACCAGTTTGGAAGCCTGCTCATCGCTGACCTCCCTCCCACTTGCCCAGCGTGCGCAGGAACGCCTCTGCCCGTTGCCGAGCGGTTGCGCAATAAAACTCTCTGTCACCGCAAGACTCTGCGCGAGTGACCAAAACTAACTGTTGGGCGTAAACTGGAGCAAAGGCATTGAAGATTGCACTCTCCGCTTCGTGCATCGCGTTGAGGCACGCGCAGTAGTCTGCATCCCACCCATACACCGCGGAGATGGCGGCGTTGATCTGTTCGTCGGTCATTCCGCTACCTCCAACAGTTCAACGCGGATTGGGCGCCCCAAGTACGCCGACAGAATCTCTTCTAGCAACTGGATGTTTGCCGACGTTGCCAACTGCTCGATTGCCAGTCCGTGCTGCGATGGAAACGCAATCACGACGGACGAGTTGCTGACCTCCAACAGGAAGCCAAGCTCCAACCACATCCGAATCAAAGGACGCTTCTTCCGAACCTCAGCAACCAGATGCTTCCACGTCTGCTCCCGGTCATCCGCTTCAATCCGGTCAATCTGTGCCTGAGCCTCTGCTATGGTCGCCTGCGCATCCGCGACGACCTTCCGCAGGTACGCCAGTGTCGAGCACTCCATTGTGTGCGTGCTCATGCCAGCACCTCCCGCACGTTGATCTGCGTGCCGTCAGCGCCGACAAGCCAGGCACCGAGGCCGGCTTGGTATTCAACGAACTGAGCAACGCCGCCGAACTCGCCGCGGCACCAACGGATGACCGCTTCGAGCGTCTTACGCTTACCCTGCAGGGAGCCGCGAAGCTCCCCGTTTACGTGGACAGAGTAGGTGCTCATTCGGACACCTCCTGCGTTAGTGAGACGTGAGCCAGCACGTAGGTGCCAAGCAGCAGGATGGCGAATCCGACCTGCCACAAGCCGGTTGTGTTGGCGATGAATACCGCATCCATGCTCGATAGCAGGAGCGATCCGATGGTTATGTGTGTATGTTTCATAGTCTCGTCAGTACCCGCATCACGGGTAGACCGGGTAGCCCCGGTTTCGACTTAGCGGAACCGCTCAAGCACCGTGATGGCATCAGCAACAACCTTGCGGACGTGCTGCTCCTCACGCTTTGCGGTCGCAACAATCGCCGCCGCCTGCTTCTCCGCATTCGCGATGATGTTGGCAGCATGCCGTTGAGCATCCGCATGGACTTCCTCGCATTGGCGGAACGCATCACGCAACGAGATCGACGGGATGATGTCGGAGCGAAGGTTGGACTCGACCTCGTAGTCAACCTGACGCAACCACTCACCGATGTACGAGTCAGAAGGAAACTGGTGGACGAGGTTGCGGAAAAGTTCAAGTTCTTGGTTCTTGTTCATGACGTGTGTTGGTTCGTTGTTCGTGTTGCGCTACTCGCAACGGTGACCAGCATGCCATGCGCATTGCGTGAGTCAACGTGATTTTCTGTGGGAAATAAAAACCCCACCAAGCACTTGGCATAGTGGGGTTTACGCTGGGTTGGGTGAGGCTCGAGTGGACTATTCGTGCGCGATTTTCAGCGCTTGATGGACTGTCGGGAACACTTCAGCGAAGCACCGGTCAATCGCCTGCGCAATCTCACGGTGTTCTTTCTGAGTGTGTTCGTCGAGGCGAACCTGCAGGTAGTGAATCCACGACCGACAAGTGCCTGACATGTACAAGGTTGTGCTCGTCGCGAGCGGCAGCACCATGCGTGCGCATTCACGCGCAACGCCGGCGTTGAGCAGTTCGTCGTAAACAAATGCGACCCTCGTCATCGCCTTGCAGACCAAGCTGCGAACCTCTTCATCTTCAATGACTTCAGTGCTGCTCTGCCGATTCTTATCAGCCTGACGGCGCAACTCCACCGGCTCAATACCAACCGCTTCCGAATAGCGTTGGCTGAACTCTTGGAACGAGAACGACTTGTGACGCAGCAACTGCGCGGCAATCGCACGCGAAGTCTTGATTTCAACGGTCATCGACGCCTGCTCAAACACGGACCAATGCCCGTGCCTGATGCAGTACTGCAGGAGTCGCGGAGCGGTTTCCATGTTGCTCTGATTGCTCGGGTTAGACACCCGGGCACAGTAAACAATCAACTCCTCCGCGGTGCTGGGCCCACCGTCGAACTGACAGGGGACCGTGGATGCGATGAGTCGGACGTTCATCGGGTTAAGCGTTGAGCCTCCGACAGATGCGTCATCCGCTGAATCTCGCGTTTGACGTACCACTGCGCCTTGTACAAGTCCTCGAGGTGAGTCGCCGAACTTTTCAAACCCGCTCGCCAGAGGTACTTGATGGCGTTGCCGACGTTCAGATTCATGTGCTCGATCACGTCGATGCACTCGATGCCAGCAGGGTGCTGGTTGTAATGCGCCGGGTGATCCACCGGATCGTTGTTCGGGTCGAAGCTCATAGCGAGAACGTGCGTTTGAACCACCCGATGACCCCGGAGGGCTCGGTGAGCTTCTGCTCGAGTTCCACGATGTAGTCCCTCTGCAACTGCACCGTCTTGTCAGCGTCTGCCAGTTGGGCGAGTAGCTTCTGGTTGTTCTCTAGCAACAGTCCCTTCTCTCGCTGCCAGTCGTTGAACAAAACCTGGGACTTGCGGTGCGCGGCTTCCGCCACGTTCGCGTCAAAGGCCGTTAGTTGCTTGCGCAACTGGAACACAACTTGGTTGCGTTCAGTGCGGATTTGTTTGATGTACTGCCGTGCCTCATCGAGGCTTTTAATGGCTTGGAGTTGTCTACCCATTTTCTTGTTCTGTTGTGGTTGTGGTTTCTGCTGTTTCTTGTCCCCCTGCAGGGACGAAGACTTCGACGACATCGTGGAATGCTCCCTCGTGGAATGTCTGACCACCCGACCGGATGCACGCCCTGGGGGGCGCCATCTCGGTGAGTGCTGAGAGTGCTGCGATGGGGACGGGGCAGATTAGTTGCGCCCAGATGGTTTCCTCGCTGCTCATGGGTGTACCTCCTCTCTCTGCGCAAACTCCCAACTCTCCACGTCCTCAAGCCGGTAGCGAACCGGCCCCCTCTTCCCAGCCAGGCGGATGTACGTAGGACCAATCCTGCGTGTTCGCCAGTTCGCCAACGTGCCCAAAGCAATCTGCAACCTGTCCGACAACTGCTCAGGCGTGAGCCAAATGAGACTAGTTTTCATGGTCGTATAGATGTGGGTGGGGCCCTAGAAAGGCCCCGATTCGTCTGCCTGCTGATCCCCAAACGGCACGTCGTCCTGCTGCTCCGGTGCGGGTGCCGGTGCTGCCTCTGCTGCTGGTGCTGGTGCTGCCTCTGGCGTGCTGCGTAGCTTCGCCATTGCCGACTTCACTTTCGACGGCACGGTCCCCTTGCTGGCAAGCGCCGCCTTGCGTTCGTCTTTCGCTTTGATGAGCTCGGCGATGCCTGCGTCGTCGCCCAGTGCGTCTGCCGCGTTGTACGCGTCGGTGTACACAGCTTTGAGCACGTCCACGTTCTCAGCCTTGCGGATTGCCGTCAGCGCCTCGTCGAGGTTGAACGGGCGTCCCTGAGGTGCCGGCTCGGGTTCTGTCGCGTCAGGCCGGCGGATGGTCACCTGTTTGCGAGGTTGGGTTGCGGCGTTGCCGTCGTCGTCGTCCTGGACGATGCCAACCATCGCGGCGAGAGCGTAGCGGCGAGCGTAGGTCACCGCGGACCCGACTCCCTGCGCATCGGGCTTCGACACCGGGATGGTGAAGGTGCTCTGAATCCACTCGCCAGACTCGTGAGCGAGGATGGTGGTGAGCTCGATGGTTTTGTCGCCAATCTCCCCGGGCGTCTGGATCACTGCCAGTCCGTTGCTGGCAAGGGGTTCGCGGCACGCGTCCCACACACCGGCGAGGTCCGCGTACCGGGACCGGAAGTGGGGATTCACGCTGTCTTTGAGTGCGGCACGCATTGCCCCCTGCGCTTTTGCGAGGGAACCTGCGAGTTTTGCGATGCTGTCTGATGCCTTTAACATGCTTTTTTCTGTTGTTTTTGTCATTGCTGCTTAACTACTTGCTGCTTTTCTTCGCGTTCACGCGGAAGTTCCGATACGCCTGGCGAACGAACGCCGGCACCTCCTTGGCCTCGATCATCCCCGCAGAGATGGACCACCCCGGTCCAATCACCTTCTCGGCAGTGCCGATGCGGGTGAGGAGTTGAGCCTTCAGAGAATCCTTAATGTCCTCGAGCGACTTGATGTTGCTCGACACCTCACGGTAGCGGGACACCAGGTCGTCGGTTTCAATGTCACCGGTCGCATCGACGACCTCGCCGGGGTTGGCACGTGCGTGGAGTTTCGCCACCACGTTGGCGTCCTCGGGGTAGTGAGGTTCGGGCGCCACACTTGATTCGATGCTCGCCCAGAACCGAGCGACCTCGTCGAGGATTTGCGCATGCACCTCGGGGTCGGCCTTGCGGATGCAGTACTTGATGGTGTTGCCGGCGACGAGCGCCGCAATCACGCCCCACGACCGGCCCGTCACCAGCAACTGGTGTTGGAGTTGAAGCTCGATGTGAGCGGGGGCTTCGACCACGCCGTCCTCGTCGCTCCATTTGTCGCGAAACACGAGGAAGTCCACGTTTTTAATCTCGAGCAGGCCGGGACCGTCTTCGTGCCCGAGAATCTCGAAATCAAACGAGGAACCGATGCGGCGTTCGTCGATGCGGGAGTAGACGTTGCGAGCACGCACGTCCCAACCCATGTCCTCGGCGATGCCGCGTGCAATCGCATCCTGCAGGCGATTGCCCCAGCGCATGCGCTCGTTCTCTTCCACCGTGTCACTGAGTCCGCCGGTCTTCTGGTGCCAGAGTTGGAGGCGCGTCTTGTACGGACTGAGTTCGAACAAAGCGGCCACGTCCGTTGATGTGATGTCCTTGCCGCGGAGGGCAAGCCAGGCTTCCCGGTCTGTCGGGAGTATGTTGGTCGTTTTCATGTGTGTTGATGTTGTCGTTTTGACAACGGGATGGACGCTAATACCAAGGGCATTCGGTGGTCAAGTAGGTTTGCGTGATTTTTTGTGGGACTTAGAGAGACTTACAGGAATCTCCTGATGCATCGTGCTACAGATTAAGCACTTGTATAACCATTCAGCATCTGCCTGTTGCACTCCGTTGCGACACCAGCAACAATGTTTGCATGACCTCTGCTGACATCGTCATCGCCCGTTTCGGTGGGATTCGTGCAACCGCACGAGCACTGCGCATTCACGCTTCATCGGTGCTGCGCTGGAAACGCTCGGGCACCGTGCCTATTAGACGTTGGAACGCACTGCTTTCCGCAGCGCAGCGCAACGCAGTTCCGCTCGAGGTCACCGACCTTCTCCCCAACATTTCTGTTGCGGATAACGCAACACGTGATACGAGTGCGGCATGCAACTCCGCGACTACCAGTTCGACCTCCTCGACCGGACCCGTCGTTCTCTCGCCAGTCATCGGCGAACCCTGATGGTATGCCCCACGGGTGGGGGTAAGACCGTGATGTTCTGCTACATGGCACAACGTGCCGTGGCCCGTGGTGGACGCGTGGTGATTCTCGTGCATCGGGACGAGCTCATCGACCAAGTCGCCGGCACCTTACATCGGTTCAACGTCCCCTGCACCTTCGTGGCGCCTGGTCGTAAGTACAGGCACAACATCCCCGTCGTCGTCGCCTCGGTGTTCGCGCTCAAGAACAGGCTGGATGTCGTTCACTCCCCGACACTTGTCATTGTGGACGAAGCGCACCACGCCACCGCGAAATCCTCGTGGGGCCGCGTGCTCAACACGTGGGCAGCATCAAAGGTTGTCGGTGTGACAGCAACGCCGCAACGCTTGTCGGGCGAGGGGCTTAACGAGTTGTTCGACGATATGGTCGTGGGACCCACCACTGCGGATCTCATCGAGGCGGGGCACCTCTCCTCATACGAGTATTTCTGCCCGTCAGAGGTAGATTTGAGCGGTGTTGGGTTTGCGATGGGCGACTTCAACAAGCACGACCTCGACACCATGATGAACAAACCCGGCATAACGGGTTCAGCGGTCGAGCACTACCGCAAACTCGCTGACGGCAAACGTGCGGTGATTTTCTGCGTGAGCCTCAAACACTGCGCCGCGGTGCGCGATCAGTACCTCGCAGCAGGCTACCGTGCTGAGATCATCGACGGCACGATGGACAAACTCGCACGACGCTCTCTCGTCCAACGCTTTGCCTCTGGCGGACTCGACCAGTTGGTGTCGTGCGACGTGGTGTCGGAGGGGTTCGACCTGCCTGCCATCGAGGTGGTGCAGATGCTGCGCCCGACCGCATCGACCTCGCTCTGCCTCCAGCAGTGGGGCCGAGGACTTCGCACGTTCGCCGGTAAGACCCACGCCATCATCCTAGATCACGTCGGTAACTGCCGGCGCCACATGTTCCCCGACTCCGACAGGGAGTGGACGCTCGAGGGGAAGAAGCGCAAGAAGAAGGACGCGGAAGCCAAGATCGCAATCCGCCTCTGCCCCGTGTGTTTCCGCGCACTCCCCGGGGGCACTCCGGTTTGCGGGTGCGGTCACCGGTTCGCACCTCAACCGCGGGAGGTTGAGCAGAAGCAGGGTGAGCTCGTGAAGGTATCGGCTCAGATGAAGCTTGCCCTGCAGGCACAACGGAAGCAGGAGCAAAGCAGTGCGAAGACATACGAGGATCTCGTCGCACTTGGTCAATCTCGTGGGTATCGTTTCCCACGCGAGTGGGCTCAGAAGATTCTGGCCTCACGTAAAACGAGAACAAGAAGCAGAACAACAACATCATGGCATCACTAAACAAAGTCCTCCTCATGGGTAACTTAACCCGCGACCCAGAGACAAAACACACACCGAAAGGAACCGCAGTCACTCAGATGTCGATTGCAATCAACCGCAACTACACGACGGAAGGCGGAGACAAGAAAGAGGAGGTCACGTATGTGGACATTGAAGCGTGGGGCAGGTTGGCAGAGAACTGCGCAGAACACCTGTCGAAGGGGAAACAGATTTTCGTCGAAGGCCGGCTCAAGCTGGACACTTGGGAAGACAAGCAGACCGGGGAGAAGAAATCCCGTCTTCGCGTTGCCGCTGACGCGGTGCAGTTCCTCTCGCCGAGAGAGTCGTCGCAGCAATCCTCCTCACGCCCACGTCGTGATTTCTGAGACGCGGATTCAAAGTGAGATCCAGTTGGCCGCGTCCCGAGTTGGGGCGCGGCTATGGAGGAACCAAGTCGGCAAGTATGAGTTGGCCGACGGACGGTGGCTTTCATCGGGACTCTGCGTTGGGTCTTCGGATCTCATCGGCATCACGCCTGACGGACGCTTCCTCGCGGTGGAAGTGAAGCGCCCGGGGAAAACCGCAACACCCGAACAACGCGCCTTCGTCTCGCTTGTGCGAGCGATGGGAGGCGTGGCCGGGGTGTGCCACTCGGTCGAGGAGTTCCTCGCCTTGTTGGCTTAGTTGGCCAAACAAAACACACACACGGAGGATGAAACGAGACTTCAAATCATTGCGAACGGACCTGCTGACCCGCGCACGCGGACTCCTGCAGGAGTGGTTTCCTGAGGGCCGATTCCACGGACACGAGTTCGTGGTCGGCAACCTGTCGGGCGAAAAGGGTGACTCCCTCTCAGTCAATGTAAACACGGGCGTCTGGAGCGACTTCGCCGGCGGGGACAAGGGGTCGGACCTCATTGCCCTGTACGCAGCAAAGCATGGGTGTTCAATGTCCGAGGCTTACGATGCAATCGCCGGGACAAACTACATCCCGAACAACACCCCGCCCCCACCGATACCCAAGAAAGCAACGCTCGGACTGCCACCGGAGGGCAACAAGCCGGCGCTCTTCATCCACAAGGTACACGGCAAACCCACCTGCGTCTGGACGTACAAGACTGCTGACGGGAAGCTCATCGGGTACATCGCACGGCACGACCCGCGTGGCGCTCGCAAACAGTTCATCCCCTGGTTCTACGACACCGAGAAGCAGGCGTGGGTGAACCAGATGATCGAGGACTCTCGTCCCCTCTACGGGCTCGAACTGCTCAACCAGAACCCCGGCAAGCCGGCGATGGTCGTCGAAGGCGAGAAGGCCGCGGACGCAGCACGTGCGCTCGCCGGTCACCACTACGTCGTCGTGTCATGGCCCGGTGGAGCGCAGGCCATCCACAAGGTGGACTGGTCGCCAATCCACGGGCGCCGGCTCTTCTTGTGGCCCGACAACGACGCGCCAGGCATCCAGTGCATGGACGCTATCGCAGAGATGCTTGCCGACAGGGTGGCTGAGATCAAGATACTGCGCCCAGAGGGGCAACCGGAGAAGTGGGACGCTGCGGACGCGATGAACTCGGGCTGGACGTGGGACGCTCTGCGCATGTGGGCGAAGGACAAGATCCGCACGTTCGACCCACCGACCACCGAAGCGAAAGCGGTATCAAAGGCAGTCGCCCGGGACAGCAGCATCAAGGGACTGCAAGACCTCTGGGAGCAACTCGGTCTTGAGATTGGCGGGTCGATGCGACCACACGCAAATCTGGACAACCTCTGCAAGATTCTCGAGGGGTACGAACCGCTCGCCGGCGTGGTCTGGTACGACGAGTTTAAGGAGAAGATTCTGACCTCGTGGGACACCGATGCGCGGGAGTGGAACGACGCGGACGACCTGCGTCTCACCCGCCTCATGCAGTCGCAACTTGGCATCCCCAAGGTGAGCGTGCAGGGGGTCCACGATGCCGTCGTGCTGGTCGCCCAGACTCGCGTGAGGAACGAGGTGAAGGAGTGGCTCGACCGATTGCGATGGGATGGCGAGTCGCGTTTGCGTCTCCTCCTGCCGGATGGGTTCGGTACGCCCCAGGACGAGTACCACCGCATGGTTGGGCAGTGCTGGCTTATCTCAATGGTCGCACGCATCTACCGACCGGGTTGCAAGGTGGACACCATGCCAATCTTTGAGGGAGCGCAGGGTGCGGGGAAGAGCACTGCACTGCGGGTGCTCGGTGGGGCGTGGTTCACCGAGTGCCACGAGAGCGTCACGTCGAAGGACTTCTACGGGGTGCTGAAAGGAGCGTGGCTTGTCGAGATCAGCGAGATGCACTCGTTCAACAAGACGGAGGTCGAGCGCATCAAGGGGGTAATCTCCTGCCAGGTTGACCGGTATCGCGCCCCCTACGGCAGGAACGCCGAGGACCATCCCCGCCGCTCCGTGTTCGCCGGCACGACGAACCGTGACGACTGGAACCGTGACGAGACGGGAGCCCGACGCTTCTGGGCAGTCGCGTGCGGCGCCATCAACCTCGAGTTCCTCGCGACCGAGCGGGACCAGTTGTTTGCGGAAGCAGTCTACCTGTTCAAGCGGGGCATGCCGTGGTGGAACGTCCCAGCGGATGAGGCAGCGGCACAAGCCGAACTGCGCCGGCCCGAAGACACGTGGGAGGAGGCACTGCGTGACGGGCTCGACGACGACAAGGCATACACCACAAAGGAGATTCTCTGCGGCGCTCTGGGGATTGAGGTCGGCAAGCACGACCGGCGCATGGAACAGCGTATCGCCGCGGCACTGCGAGTGCTCGGATGGCGTCCATCAATAGCTAAGTCATTCGACCGCAAATCAATCCGCGTATGGAAAAAGACACAGGCTTAAGGCCGCTTGACCGAGACGACCCCGGCATCCCGATGGAGTGGTTCCGCGAGCTCAACTTCAAATGCACCAAGTGGCTACGCGCCCGTGGCCTTTACTACGACACCGGCGAGTGGCGCGAGCAACTCAGCAGGCGCATGAACGCCGAAAGGATTGTCCGTCAGGCGACAAAGCTCGACGACTTTGTTGACGGGCTTGGACGAGACTGAAAGGATTTGGGTATTGCAGCATGGTGCGCAGGGAGATCCTGCGTCAGGGTCGCTGACCCCGCATGAAACACTGCCTTTCCCGCCGAGGTGAGTAACCTCGGAACCGACGCCGCTCGAGGTTGTGTGTTCCTCGAGCGGCGTTTCTTTTTGCTACCCAGTTGCTACCCAGTTCTGACATGACATTGGAATACTTCGCTGCGGCAGGCATCGCCGGCGCCGCCACGGCAGCAGCAGAAGTTGTTGCCACCCAGATCAAGAGATCCCCACACTGAAGTCACCATGAACGCGATTCTGTCACGCCTCAAAGAGGCATCCACCTGGCGGGGCCTGACCATCATTGCCACAGCATTCGGGCTGAAACTCCACCCCGACCTCGCCGAGGCTATCGTCATGGCAGGCACTGCCGTCGTCGGGGGCATCGAGGTTGTACGCCGTGAGCGCAAACCGTAACGCCGCATGGAGCAACGCATCCTCGAGCAGTTGGCGCAACAGGGACCCGTTGTCGCGGTGCTTTGCTTTGCCCTCTGGTGGCTCAATCAAAGGCTCAACCGGGTTGAGGAGAAAGCCGACAGGTGCGAGATAGATCGCATCCGACTCTGGAAACGCATCGCTCACATCCTCCCGCACGACGAGGAGGAAACCGACGAACAACCATGAGCCTCGACCCACGATCCGAGAAGAACATCGCGACGTGCCATCCCTCCGCGCAGGGACCCTTCCGCGCATTCGTCGCTGAAGCTCAGGCACTCGCCGCGAAGAAGGGGCTCGAGTACAAGGCAATCTGCGGACTCCGGTCATGGGAGGAGCAGGAACGTCTTTACGCTCAGGGGCGCACCGCACCGGGCAAGATTGTGACGAAAGCCCGCCCCGGGTCATCGATGCACAACTTCGGTCTCGCTATCGACATGGGCGTGTTCCGCGCCGGCAAGTACCTCGACGACGACGAACCGAAGACCGCTGACGATTTCCATCAGGAAGCCGCGAAGCTTGCGACGAAGTACAACCTTCGATGGGGAGGACACTTCAGCACGATTTACGACGCCCCGCACTACGAGCTCGACGTGCCGTTCACGCTCGCGCAGTTGCGTGAGTTGCGTGCCCCCGGCAAGTGGGTGCCAATCGCTTAAGCGTAGGCGATGAACTCCAATCCCTTGCCCTTTAGCTGGGGCAGCATCCCGTTCTCGTCATAGATGCCGGCTCCCTTTGGGATGATGGTGTCGGGAGGTAATGCG